CGTTTGAGACGGCTGCTATCTGCGCCAAGAAATCGTTTGATGCTGCCGATCCTCGCCCTGACTACTACTACATCGTCAACGCAAGCCTGACCGTGGCGGCGCTGGTGGATGTGCGAACCACGTTTCCCGATTGGTTGGTGCGGCGCATCACCGATAAGGATCGCGGATACGACTATGACGTTTACGCCGTTGCGCCCGAGTATCTGGCGTGGCGGTACATAGACTTTGAGGAACGCTTATGATTGAACTTCCCATCTTCATCGGCTACGACAGCCGTGAGGACATCGCGTATCGGGTAGCGCGGCGCAGCATTGAACGCCATGCGCGTAACCCGGTGTATATCCAGCCGATTGACCAAGCGTATCTGCGGGCGGTTGGGTTGTACTGGCGGCCTGATGATCCGCTCTCGTCAACGCAGTTTAGTTTTACGCGCTTTCTTGTCCCGTACTTGTGTGAGTACCAAGGTTGGGCGGTGTTTCTGGACTGCGATTTCTTGGTACGACATGACCTGACGCAGATATGGCGTTATGTTGATAAAAGCAAAGCGGTGTTTGCGGTACACCACGACTACAAGCCTGCCGAAACCGTCAAAATGGATGGCAAGGCGCAGCATCCTTACGCTCGCAAGAACTGGTCATCGTTCATGTTCATTAACTGCGAGCATGAGGCAACCAAGCGCCTGACGCCAGAACTGGTGAACACCGAAACGGGGATGTATCTTCATCAGTTTAAATGGTGTGCCGACGATGAAATTGGCGAGCTGCCGGTAACCTTCAACTACCTTGAGGGCTGGCACACCAAGGCTGACGAACCCGATCCGGTGTGCGTCCACATGACCCGTGGCGGGCCGTGGTTCCCCGGCTACCAAGACGTTGAGTACGCCGAGGAGTGGAAGGCGTACGCATGAAACGCATTTTCCCCGCCAACACGCCGCCAGAACAGATAGCCCATGCGGTGCTGCGGATGGTCAGCGGACTGCCTAATAAGCCATTAGCGGTGACCGTGGAGTTGTGGAAAAAGCCACGCACCAACCAGCAAAACGCTTACCTGTGGGGCGTGGTGTATCCCGCCATCATGGAGGGCGGTGGCGAGGCATTGGGCGGCTTTACGCGGGACGATGTGCATGAGTGGCTGTTAGGCGAGTGCTTTGGTTGGGAGGTGCTGGAGGGCTTTGGGCGCAAGCGTATGCGACCGCTTAAACGATCCTCGGCGTTGAACAAACAAGAATTTAGCGATTACCTGACGTTTATAGACGCTAAATGTGCCGAGTTCGGCATCGTAATACCGGAGCCTTATGAGCCTGCGTAAAGAAGCCCGAGGGCGTGGTTGCACCGTGCGTATACCGGGCGTGTGCAACTTCAACAGCGAAACGGTCGTGCTGGGGCATATCCGCGTTGCAGGGGTATCAGGCATGGGGCTGAAGTCACCCGATCTGCTCGGTGCGTGGGCGTGTAGCGCGTGTCACGACGAAATAGACGGCAGAACGCACAAGAGTGGGCTATCACGCGATGAGTTACGCCTAGCGCATTACGACGGCATGGCTCGCACCATCATGCAGTTGCACAAAGAGGGGTTGATATGAACTTCTGGGCTGACACGCCGTACATCACGGCATACGTGCGTAACGAATTCCTGCACGACCATGAGAAGGGCAAAGGCGAGTTCACCCTATGCACGGTTTTTGGATTCCGTAGCGAACCCATGCGCGTCCCCATGTTTCAAATCATGCTGGAGTCAGGCGCACAATGGGCGCGTATCCCGATCCACGCGCTGTGCAGTAAGCCCTGCCCCGAAATGGCGTTACAGTTGGCGGTGTGGTGGGATAGCTTTAGCCGCAACTGTCAGGTCAAAGAGGTGGCGTTCCTGCGTAACCACCGAGTCAAAGCCATAGGCCGTGACGGGGTGCAGCGACCGGGGACGTACCTGATGACCGTATTCTGGTGTGACGGTGGTTGGAGCGAGATACCCGATCAGAGCAAAGACCACCACATCATCGCTTTAGACTCGGGGCAATGGATTGCCTACCCTAACAACAGGTTGTTATGGGCTGACCCGAGTTGGATCAGAGGGGAAGTGCCGAGGGATTGGCGCTCCCCCTCTGATAACTACAGCGTGGAGGCACTACCGTGAAACAGTTTATAAGGGCTTTACGGCGGTTCTGGCAGGAGCGTAACGCCGTACTGCATCGTGAGTGGGCAAGCGTTCCTAACCCCGAGTGGAGGGCGTCTAGGGGCGGGAGGGATTACTGGTGAACTACGAAGATGACGCGCTAGAGCAAGAACTGAAGGCAGCCCCGTGGGGATACGGGCAACGCCGCCCACCGACGTTTCTGGAGATACTAGACCGGATGCGTAGGGCGGGGTTAAGCGAGGAAGCTGATTGGCTCCTGCGCGAGTGGACGATCTTAAGTCAGAAATAATGCCCGTTCGTCGTTGCGGCGCTTAACCAGCCCCGGCAACACCTTGCCTGCCGCTTTCGTCCACATTAGGAAGGCGTCAGCAGCACCCTCTATGTCACCACGGTTGTAGCGCATCCGTATGCTGCTGCGCTGGAGAGCGCCCAAACCCACGTTGAAGGAGAACGAAACTAGGGCGTCAAATTGGCCTTGATGATTAACAGCAGCAGGGCAAAGTCGGGCCACGCCGCGCTCAAACCTGCCAAGGTCTTGAACAAGGATAGTGTCCACCTCTCCCATAGAGAGTTGGCGATCCCAGCCATCGGGTATCGGTAGGTTCTTCCGTTCCTCATACTTCACCGCCGCATGAGCCGGGTCTATCACATGGCCGACGCCAACCGTCCACAGCAGCGCAGGACACCGATAAGGGCGTAGTCTCACGCCCTCATGGTGTTTTACGAGTTTGATTAACTCGGCGCTGACCTTCATTTCTGGCTAAAGGCGCGACCACCAAAATGAAAGGCAATGATGCTGGCAAGGATTGCCATTTCATCCTCGGAAAACACGTTTTCCAACGCAATCGCAAACGGTACGCTCTGGTTCCATGCGTACCACATTCCAGCGATGTTGATAATGACTAGCTCTAGCACGAAGATGTAGGTGACCACCGGGCGCACCGACGCACGAAGGTTAATCATCCATTGGCTTGCGCCTTTGCCAATCTCTACGTCGTGGCTGTAAAGCGCCTGACGCTCCTCGGCAGCGGTCTGCGTCTGGATTTGCTCCAGCTTAATTTCCTCAACCCGTGCCTGCGCGATAAAGCCGCGTTCAGCGAGGGCTAGTTCACGCTCCTTCTGTGCGGCGACAAGCGCAAGCTCATGCTTCTTGTCCTGCCGGTCTTGGAAAATTTGCAGAATCTTGGGCAGACCGCCCGCAAGGAACGACAGAAACGTGCTGACCATCGTCATCATTTGCCGCGCTCCTCTATCAGTTTGACGCGCACCTGTAGGTCATGGATGTCCTCCATGATGTCGTCTTTTAGCTCCTGCCGTTTGGCGGCGCTCAAAGGGCTGTCGGTCGGCACCCCGTCCTCGGTGATCAAGATAGGGATTTTGGACTCAATGGCAATCAGCCGATTCTGGAATGAGGTAATTTCAGACAGAAGCCAACCTACAGCCGCCAGCAGCACGGGGAAAAGCATATCCACTACTTTTTCCATGCTGAAGCCGGGCTTGTTCATTTGATGGCGTCCAGCAACAGCAACGCCATGCTGCCCAACGCGCCAAACAGCGCAACAATGATGGCCCCGCCAACCTTCAACAAAAGCCCTTCAAGGCGTTTGAGGCGGGCGTTGATGGCTTCGTAGCGCACCGCACAGACATCAACATGGCTTGTCACGGTGACCTCCAGTTCCTGCAAAGTCGTCATCGTCATCCCTCTGCTGCGTCAAGAGCGGTTTTGCGATCCCATACCCATTGTGCCGCCGCTACCGGATCAAAGGGTTTAACGGAATTTGGGTCAGACGGGTCGTCTTGCACCGTCCAGTCAGCGCCGACCGCTGCAAGGTAGTCCTGCAACTCCTGCTGGGTCGGCACTACCTCAAAGTTGCCCGTAGCGCCGGGGTCGGCAAGGCCGACAAATACCGTGTCATCGTGCTGCGTGGTGCCGGGAGAGGCAACGCCAAACGCGCCACCCACGCCCTCGGGGTGCAGGCACAGAAACGACGGCACGGTGCCGTTCGGGTTAAGCCGGTATTTGATGCAATCGTGCATGGTGCGACTCCGCGTATTGTCCGTTAAAGCAATGCGCCCCGAAATGCCCCAACTGGCACCACGGCGCTACCCATACTGTGCCGCCCTGTTCGCGGTACAGATGGCAAAAGTTATAGTCCTCTGACAGCAGTTCGTGGTTTACGTTCTGCACTTTGAAAAAGTCATAGTGCTTTTGGCCGTCCTTCTCGTACCAGCCCACATGGGGCTTGAGACGATCAAACACATGGCGAGCAATCAGCATGAATCCGGTGCCAACGTGCCTGACTTGAAACGGCACGTTTGGGCTGACCATTTCATGCCCCGGCAGCTTGTTGACGTTGAAGATGCCAGTCAGCAAGTCTAGGCGAGCGTGGCCGTCCTTTGCGCCCTCTCGCACCCGTTCCCAGTTGATGCCTTTCATCGGCACCGCACCGCCAATAATGCCTTTGTCGGTTTTGATCATCTTGGCAATGTCATTCGGCACAAACTTCTGGTCTGCGTCAATAAACATAAGGTAGTCGCCGTCTGTTTCTAAAAACAGGTGCGCGATGGTGTTGCGACCGCGCTGAATCAGCGACTCGTTGCCAAGAAAAATCGTCGTCAGCTTGATGCCGTACTGGAGGCAAGCTTCTTTCAAGCCCAGCAGCGACTCTGTGTACTCGGTACACATCATCCCGCCATAGCACGGTGTCCCGACGACGAGGTGCATTAGGCTGCCTCGGTCACCGGGGCCGCAGGGGGCAGGTTGGTCAGCGAGGATCGGTCAAACACCGAGAACCCACGACGGGCGGCAAATTTAACGGGGTCGTCCTGCCACTTGTCGGCACAGGCTTCAAGCCAGCGCAGCGTCATTTCATGGGTCGGAGCCTTACCGCTTTCAATCAGTTCGGCTTCCATCTTGAGGTACGCCACGACTTCGGCCTGCGCTTGGGTCGCGTTGATGCCAAGGTCAAAAAGATAGATCAGGTTGCCTTCGTCAATCACACCGCCACGGCTACGAGCCGCGTTTAGCGCCTGCTTCATGCAAGTCATAATGTGATAGCGGGCTTCTTCCTTCTCGTAATCTTCTTCGGTGATTTCGTTCTTGCCGACCTTTTCCAACAACTGCCGGTGCTGGTTGACCAAGAAGTTCATCTTACGCACGGCACCGTGAACGGCGTTCTGCGCGTTCTCGGTATGCGTGTTAATTTCCATAATCTCAATCTCAAGCATTTCACGGTCAAATTCGTCCGTGACGTTCGGCAGCTGTGCCTCTTTGCGGCGCAGTTCCACCTGCTTTTTGCGGAGGTTAATGTACGCCTCTTGCAGCGCCATCTTGGTGCGCTCAATCTCGGCCAGCGTGTGCTTGATGGAACGGATCGGCGTGATGGCCGTTACGTCCAACGTCACCTGCATGAACTGCGAATGCGACTTGTGGAAGTTGCTAGAGTCCTTCACGACTGCTGGCATCCGCGACTCAATGTTCTTCAACATCAAGTTGTATTCCGGTTTAGCAACCGGCAAGTTCGTGTAAGGGGTTTGAGCAACCAAATCCATTAGATACCTCCGTGACAGTTAGAAGCAGCGGCTAATTGCGACCTTTTAACAAGCAAATCGCCAAAGTCAGTCGCATTGCCGGTGGATGCAATCGTAATGTATTCAATGGTGTTGATGTCAGAACCACCAGCATCTATGCCGCCGCCAAACAAACCGCGAGTGCCAGATGAGCAGCCTGCGCCCCATCTATACGCACCTAACAAATCGCCAAAATCGGTGGCATTTCCTGCTGAAGCAATAGTGATATATCCAATCACGTTTACGTTTGCTGCGCCATCGTATCCACCAGCAAATACACCGCGAGTGCTGGAAGAACACGAATACACATAGCCGACTCCAACAGTTAAATCGCCAAAGTCAGTTGCGTTTCCAACAGACGCGATAGTGACGTAATCAATGATGTTTGACCAAACAGTGCCGCTTTGAATACCACCGCCAAACACGCCTCTTGTTGTAGACGAACATCCAGCAGAGGCTTGACGAGAAACCGTAACATCACCAAAGTCTGTCGCATTTCCCGCCGTAGCAATAGTGATATATGAAATAACATTTGTTAGCGCATCGCCGGGGCCAAGGCCAGTTGCGAACAATCCACGGGTGTCTGACGAACACGAAGCCAAGTTGTATTGGACTTGCGTTAAATCACCAAAATCCGTGGATACGGCAATCGTAGCAAAAGTAATGTAATCAATGACGTTTTGCGATGTGCCGCCTGAAATCAATCCACCGCCAAATACGCCGCGTGTTGACGACCCGCACCCCGCCAAACGATAACGCTGACTGGTTAAATCGCCAAAATAAGTGGAGTTTCCAGTCGTTGCGATATCAACGTAATCAATTAGTGATTGCGCTGTAGCGCCAAATCCACCCGCAAATACGCCAATCTGACTTGCAGTTGGGTTGGCAAAAGCCGTCACGCCACCGCTGGCGTTGGAGCAGGCGGCAAGACCTTCACGCGCCACGGTAAGATCACCAAAATCGGTGGCGTTTCCGGTAGAGGCAATCGTGACGTAATCAATGACGTTAGACGGGCCAGTTGAGCCGCCGCCAAATACGCCCCGCGTAGTTGAAGAACAAGCGCCAAGGCTAATTCTTGCAACAGTAAGGTCGCCAAAGTCTATTGCGTTACCTGTTGTGGCAATTGTGATGTACTGGATTACATTGGTTGGACCGGTACCGCCACCAATCAATCCGCGAGTATTAGACGAACAACCCGCCGCTTCTCTGGTTGCGCTAATCAAATCGCCAAAATCAACAGCATTCCCAGTAGACGCAATTAGTATGTAATCAATAACATTTACATCTGCACCGGTAGCATCGGCATTGCCTCCAGCAAAAACGCCTCTCGTTGGAGAACTTAAAGCCGCAGTGCCATAGCGATTAACAGTTAAATCGCCAAAATCCGTTGCGTTACCAGTTGTAGCAATAGTAACGTAATTTATTGTATTTCCAAAACTGCCGTTTCCACCACCAAAAATACCGCGAGTTTCTGATGAACAACCAGAAATGTATTGCAATGCAACAGTAAGGTCGCCAAAGTCAATGGCGTTGCCAGCCGTTGCAATAGTTACATATTCAATGACGTTAATAGTGCTAGGGCTTCCAGCCCTATTGCCACCGGCAAACAATCCGCGAGTGCTAGAAGCGCAACTGCCTAGAATAAAAGTTGCTGCTGACAAATCACCAAAATCCGTGGCGTTGCCTGCTGTGTCAATTTGAATTGAATCTATAACATTAGAACGCGCTGCATCTGTAAACCCACCGCCAAACAAGCCGCGAGCGACAACGCCAGCAGCTTGTGACACCGCCCCAAGCAGCATTTGCATGATAGTCATTAGCTGACGTTCCCCGTGATCACGCAGTTATTACTATCCAAGAACAGTACCGTTGCCACGCCCCTCGTCGCAAGCGTCACGCTGGCCTTGTCCGTGTTGGTGCCTGCGATGTAGGCGATGCTGATGCTGCATTCAACCGTGACGTTGCCCGTAGTAGCGTTGTAAAGCGTCACAACGTCGCCCGTTGCCATAACAGCGTTCGGGATCACGATGGAGCCGCTAGTGCCAACACCAATGAATCGTCCGGTGTCACCTGCCGAGAGCGTGTATGCAGCCGTTTTGTTAGAGCCTGACTGCGGTACGTCACGGATGTAGCCGTACTGGTCGTTGATAGACGTTGCGCTGACGTTGGTAGCCGTTAAAGTCACGACGTTGGCCGAGGTGGCGCTGGCGTTTGTAACCGTCAGCGTCCCCACGTTTGCCGACGCCACCGACGCACCCGTTGCCGTAAGCGTGGTAACCGTGGCCGTTGTAAGTAACGCGACGCCCGCGTTCATAGACGCGACCGAGGCGCTTGTCGCGGTCAAGTTGGTAACGGTGCCGGTGGTGATAACCGCTGTGCCTACGTTGGCGCTGGCAACCGACGCTCCGGTAGCCGTCAAACTAGTGACAGTTCCCGTTGTGATGACTGCGGTGCCGACATTGGCAGAAGCGACCGAGGCTCCCGTGGCAGTCAGCGCGGTGATAACCGCCGTTCCAACATTAGCCGAGGTGATGCTGGCCGTTACCGCTGCAAGCGAAGCAACGCCCGTGATAGTGCCAGCATCGTCCAGAATGACGGTACTGTTCTGGATCAGCTTGCCGGTTGTCAGGTCAAAGCGCGTGATGGCGTTATCGGTAGCCGACGCGGGGCCAACCACATCGCCAGTACCGCCACCGCCTGCGCTTGTCCACGACAACGTGCCGGTGCCGTTGGTGGAAAGAACCTGCCCGTTAGTGCCATCTGCCGAGGGCAGCGTGTAGGTCGTAGAACCTGCCGCCGCTGCACCCTGCAATCCAACATAGCCAGAGCTACTGCCAAGGAGACGCACAACCGAGTGGTTGATGGAAGTAATGGACGCCTGCGTACCCGAGAGGGTCGTGACGGTGCCGTTAGTGACAAGGGCGACCGCTGCGTTAATAGACCCGACCGACGCCTGTGTGGCCGTCAGGGTCGTAATGACTGCCGTGCCTGCATTAGCCGACGCCACAGAGGCGCTGGTTGCCGTCAGGTTAGTCACCGTTCCCGTCGTGATGACGGCGGTGCCGACGTTTGCGGAGGCAATAGAGGCTGCCGTGGAGGTAAGGTTAGTCACCGTGCCGGTCGTAATCAGGGCGACGTTGGCGTTTATAGACGCCGCAGACGCACCCGTAACATCCAACCGAGTAACAAGTGCAGTCCCGATATTGGCCGAGGTGACCGACGCCCCTGCAACGCGCAGGTCGGTGACGTTAGCGACCGCAGCATTAGCCGAGGCGACCGAGGCTGCATTTACATCAAGGCGGGTCAGCGCGATGGTGCCGACGTTGGCTGATGCAATGGACGCGCTAGTAGCCGTCAAATTGGTGACGGTAGCCGTAGTCAGGAGCGCCACGTTGGCGTTCATGGAGGCAGCCGAGACACCCGTTGCGTCAAGGCGGGTGACAAGGGCGGTGCCGACATTAGCCGACGCGATAGATGCGCCTGTGGCTGTCAGCGCACCGACAACCGCCACGCCAAAGTTAGCCGAGGCGACCGATACACCTGCGAGCGAGAGGTTGCCGATATTGGCCGAGGCGATAGACGCCCCGGTGGCCTGCAAGTTGGTGACCGTGGCATTGGTCAGCAGGGCAACGCCTGCGTTCATGCTGGCGGCTGATGCGCCCGTGGCGTGAAGGTTGGTGACAAACGCCGATCCTGCGTTCGCAGAGGCAATGGACGCGCCCGTAGCGGTGAGCGCCGTAACGGCAGCAACAGAGGCGTTAATGGACGGCGTGGAGACTTCCGCAAGGTTGCTCTTGCCGGTGACGGTGAGGGTGCCGTTGATCGTTGTGTTGCCGAACGAGTTGGCGGCGTTGATCATCTGGAAGCGGGTGCCGTCGTAAATGACAACGACAATTTCGCCCGAGTTGATGTCGCCAGCGGCAAGGGCGGTGCTACCGTCTCGGGTGATCGCCTTGGCACCAAGGCCGTCAATGTTAAGCGTCACAGCGCCCGTGTTGGCACCCGAGGCGATGAAGTAAAACAACTGACCGGCAGCGTAGGCGGTCAGCGTGGGCGACATGATGCCCGTGATGGTGTCCACACCTGCGATGGTGCCGATCAGCTTGGCAGCGGTGGTCTGCACCTGCCCCAAGTTGGCAGCGTCAGAGGCAAGCGTACCGTTTGCCAATCCCGTGATCTTGTTAGACCCCATCGGGATGTTGGCGGTCGGCGTACTCTGGCCGTCTTTGGTAATGCAGTTCGTCAGGCCGGAGGCAAGGTCAGCCGTCAGGGCGTTAAAGACCGTGGCCGAAATGACGGTGTTGGCGACTACGGGCTGCCCCGTAGAGTTGATGAGAAATGTACCGCTGCCGTTGAAACTCACTTGGATTCCTCCTCTTCCATTCGCGCAAGTTGAGCCGCCAACTGCCGCGCATAGTATGGGTCAATTTTTGAGCCTGCCGCTGTTGCGCGGCGAGCCATATCAACAGCGAACGCAAGCGAGGGATCGGTTGCGCTTAATTTGTCGCCGTATTTCTGCAACAAGTTTGCTAGTTGGCTTGCCGTTGATTTTCCACCGCGAATTAACTGGCCCGCTTGCTGAACGGCATATTTAGTGCCGCCTGTAGCGCCGACTCGGCCAGTTACGCCACCGCCAGCAATCATTATTCCGGTTACAGGGTCAATGCCGCCAGCGATGCCAGATGGCAATACGGAAACCGGGCCAGTTGGAGCAAATCGCCCCGCCCAGCGCATAAAGTTTGTAATTGAGCCGCCTTCAGCAACGTCTCGCAGCGAATCAATTTCTTCTTTTGTAAAGCCACGCAGCTTTTTGGCTTTTGGGTCTTTCACAAACTCTCGCACTTGTGCGCGAATAGCGTTTTCAAGACCAGAAGCCGTGTATCCAGAAGCGCGGGCATCAGCAATGGAAAGCAGTCGCTCCAGCGTTTCCGCTTTACGCATCTGGGAGTTCAATTTCCGTGCGTTTTGAAGCGCAGGAATGGCTATATCTGGTTTTCCAGCAATAAAGTTCTTTGGGTCTTGCAGCGAATCGTCAACAAAATCGTCTAGTTTTTCGCGCAATTGCCCGGCTAGATAACGGTCTGAAGGCTCTAATGTAGCCTCAACATCCTTGATTCGTTGACGAAGCTCGTCTACCTGCCGCAAAGACTGCGGCGATTTGACGGTTTCATCAATATCTTCAATAAGATTGGCAATTTTAGGATTGTTTTTTGGATTAAATTTGACCGTTTTGGCATCAGCCGAAAACTTTTGAAGCGCAATTGGGTCAAAAATTGCGCCAGCCTGCTCCGACTCTGCATACGCTGCATTTTTTGCAGAACGCAATTCGTCTATGTCGGGAGCGCCAAACCGAAACTTTCCAACCTCTCGCGGAACCTTCGTGACAACGCGGCTTGCCATTGTGAGCGGGTCAAAAGCCTCTGCTCCACGCTCTAATGCCTCTCCTAATTTCTTGGCTTTTGGAACTTGCTTCAAAGCAGTTCCCGCGCCTCGCCCAACAAGCGAAACATCCATCATCACGCCAAGCGGATCAGTCGCAATGGTTTCTTTAGTTCGCGCTTGAGAGCCATAACGCTCTGCCGGAACGTTTGCAATTGCCTCGTAAGTTTTTACGTCCGTTAGGGGGCTTTGCCCGCGCAACATATTGACAGGCGTCGGCGCGATGTCGCCTAAAAACTGACCAACTTTGCCAGCAGTTTCTATAGGGCTGGTTACAACATCCTTTATTGCGCCGCCAACCGTTGTTGCAGCCTCCATTGCTTGATTGGGGAGGCGAGCAAGGCCACGCTGAAAAGCGGTTGTCCAAGACTGTTCTTCGGGTTCAGCCAAATGTGGATTTTGAGCCACAATAGCGTCTCTAACCTCATCATCAGAGGCGCCCGGTGGCCCTTCTATCCTGTATGTGCGCCCATCTGGCGCTTTCATTTGATAAATAGGCATTACTGTCCCACCACAGTTGCGCGACCCCATTGGCCGCCTCGGCCCCTGCTGCTTGGGCCAGCCTTCCCCTTTTCGTATTTTTTACTTAACGGCGTGTATGGGATCGGCTCCCAATCCAACTTGCCGTAGGTGTTCTCGTAAATGCCAAGATTGTCTCTGCCCATTCTGCTGACATTGTTAATGTAATTATCCAAAGACTCTATTAACCCGTTAGCATCCTGTGCGTTGCTAATATTTCCAAACGCAGACTCCAATCGTGGCCACTCTTGCTCGGTCATGTTGCCAAACGCGCCGCCAGTCGTATTGGCTTCTCTAACCATAGCCGTTTTTAACAACGCGCTTCGGTCGCGCAAAGTTGTATAAATGCCGCGAGCTTCTCGCGCCAACGGACTCAAGTCAGTAACTTCGTATTGACCTAACTTTCCGGTAATTTCTTTCAAACCGGGGTGTTTTTTAAGGTCATTAGCCAAATCCACCAACGCTTGAATTTCGGATTGAGTGGACGACGTTCGCGCTCTTGACTGCGGCTCTAACAACAACAAATCGCGCTTTTGCTTACCGCCCAATTGCGGGCTTTCAATAAGCGGAACGCGCCGCTTTTCACCAACCGGAGGCGCGACTGCTTCAGCCTTTGGAGCAGGCGGCGCAACAACAGGTTGAGCAGTTGCCCTTGGCGTTGCGGTTGGCGTAACCACAGGCGGCTGACCAGCTGCCGGAGTTCCAGTTCTTGCTGGGGCAATGACGTTAGGGATATTGACGCGGCTAACATCAACTCCTTCGTCAGCGGCTCTGCTACGAGCCAAGTTAGCGTTTGCTACTTCAACACCAAATTTCGCCAAATCAAGTTCATACTGCTTTTGCTGTGCGGGCGTCATGCCTAACGAATAAGGATCACGCGGCATTAGGGTTTTGCCCTGATACACAACAGGCGCTGGCTCTCCAGTTGCCTTGTTAATCCGCATTATTCCTTGATTTGTTTCTTTAAACTCAAACTCACTTGGTTTCGGCCCTTCCAGCATCTTTGCAAGACGCTGCGCCATGACCGGGCGATCTTTAAGCGCCGCCGTGCCAAGGCTAGTAGACGCCATGCCCAGTACTTCTTCTGGTGCGCGGCGATACTGCGATTGACGCGTAACTTCGCCCAACTCGGTCTGATCGGGAACGGCTGCGGCAGGAGCGGTAAACGGCGTAGCAGCGATGCGCTGATTGTATTGATCCAGCGTTTCCTCGGGGCGCTTTGCCATCTGCTGCTCAAGAGCGGTGTTTGGCTGGTACGTGTACCCGCCCTGCATACGACCAAGCATACGCTCGGCGTAATCTGCTTCCATGCCCTTTGCTTCTTCGGCAGCCTCACGCGCTTTGCGACCTTCGCGGGCGGTCAGATAGCCCTGCAATGCCTTAACAAGCGGCGCAGCCTTCGGGATCGGCGCAGCCGTCCCTTCCATCGGCTGATATTCCTGCTGTGCGAGGGCTTCAGCGAGGGCAGCGCGGCGACGAGCTTCCTCTAACTGGCGCTCGTACTCGGTCGGAGCGCGAAACGTGCTGACGTATCGGGTGCGATCACTCTTGGCCATAGTCAAAATCCCCTCTGTAGCCACCTCCCTGCGGGGTCGTTAAGCCCGGGGAGCGTGGGTAACCCTGTGCGCCGGGGCCGCGTGGGCGCTGCATCTGACCGCCAATCTGCGGCGACATTCTGCTACCCATCGGGCGACCCATGCCACCCATGATGCCGCGTGAGCCAGTCAATCCCGGCTGCGGCGTCGTCACGGGGCCGCTAAAGTTCATCGCCTGCGGCGGCACACCCGGTGCGGCGTTTGGCGTGGGCTGCGAGTAGCCAAGCCCCGGCACCTGACGCATTGCCATGTCGCGCTGTCCCGGCGGCGAGTAAAGCGAGGTGTTGCGCTCTTGGGCAGCAAGCATCTGGGCTAACTGCTGCGGTCTACGATCTGGTGAAAATCCGTTCATGCGTTAGCCCTCACAACATTCCGTAATTGACCATCTTGTAACCAGATGGGTGGATGGCGACCGCTTCTGGC